CGATAAGAGCAGCAACATCTGCTTCGATGTCAATTGCTTCTTCCTCTTCAATGATTTCTTCTTCTTCTGAAGTTTCTTCTTCAGCAACAACTTCTGTAGATTCCTCTTCAGATGCTGTTTCTTCTTCAGCGACTACTTCATCAGTAGTAGTCTCTTCCTCCTCGATAACTTCCTCCTCTGTTTCTGCCTCTTCTGCTTTCATAGCTTTGGCATTAACAACATCCTTGACTTGTGCAAGTGTTGCTGAAGGATCTTTCAGCTTAGCTGAGTCGTCATCAGGTTTATAGTTTTCTGGTGTAGGACCACCAAGATCCTCTACTGGGATGCCTGATGAAGGCATAGGATCAGCTTTTGCTGCACCTTTGGTGACTACGTTTTCTTCGATGTTTTCCATTTAGTGTAAAAAGTTACCGTGGATTTATTTAAATTCGTAAGAATCTATACTTATTTATAGATCTTTTACATTTAGAGGTTATTTAGAAAATCTTGGAACAGACTTAACTTCTTTTCCTCTAATCTTTGTTGTGTGACAAGTGTATTAATACGCTTCTCAGTTTTTTCTGCGAGTTGTTCACGGAGTGTTCCTCCTTCCCAAACCCATTCTTTTCCTTCCATAATTCCATTCACAAAAGCGTCTGGTGCGGAAGGGTCTGCCACTATGTCGGCAGCGGTTGCTAATTGGAAATCTTCTCCAACCATTTTACAACCATTACTACTTTCTCTTAGTGATCCGATACCACGAGAAGAGACTCCAAGTTTGACTCCTTCATCTAGCAATGATGATGCAATCTTACCCATTGGAGTAGATAGTAAAGTCGCTTTTCCTCTAAAATTATTTCCTTCTCTTACGAGCGAGGTAATTTTGTGGGATACACGATCTAAGTTAACTGTAGGACCTTCGGGATGACCAAGTTCACCAAGTGCTCTGCCCTGAGATACAAAAGTTTTATTGTATCTTTTGACTTCGTTTTCAAGAATATCAACGGGATACATTCTTCCGTTTCGATTTTTGATACCACCTTGAAGAAATACACCTTCGATACAGAGACGTTTTTTGCCTTTATATTTTTCAGTGATAAATTTTACTTGTGAGACTTCTTCTGTGATAAGTTTCATTATTCGTCCTCTTCAGTTGGTTGTTCATCTGATACTTCTTCTTCCTCTGGAACTTCATCAAACACAGATGAAGCAACTTCTGGTTTCAAAGCATCAATACGAGCAGCTGCTTTTGCCATTAATGCATCCTTTATTTTATCAGATACATCACTAGCACTAGCGTCTGTCGCAATCAAATCCACTAATTCTTCCATAAGATTAATTTATAGCAATATCTTTTATTTATATCTCGGCTGTTTTGGTATCTTTTTGATACTGAGCATCAGTTACTTGTGCTTGTGCTTCTACGTCTGGATCTTGTGGCACATCACCTAAATCTCCACCACCTTCAGCAGCAGGATCACCACCCTCTTGTGGTAATGGTTCACCAGTTATTGGATCAGTTTGTGCTGGATTAGGAATGATACCTTTTTGTATTTCATCTTCAATCTGTGTATCAATCTCTTCAATTTCTTGATCTGTCTGACGTAATACTCTCTTTCTTACAAATTCTGTAGAATAATACTTTCCAATATAAGGTTCAATCTGTGCAAGATTACCTAAACGACCTTGTATCATTTCAGTTTCTTTGAGTTCTGCAAACTGATTATCATATAAGAAGTCATACTGAATATGATCCTCCATTTTTTCCCAGTCTTCTGGAGTTACAATGTTCTTTAATATTAATTGTGTCTTTAACATATCATTGAACATATTTGCAAATCTTTTTCTTAAACGACCTACAAACTTTGCAAACTTGAGTTCATCTCTTAATATTTCTGAAGAACGACCTAAATTAAATCCACCTTCTGCAGCAATTCTTGATTCTGGAATACCTAATGCACGATATAATTTTTTCTGGAAGTATTCAATATCTGTAAGTTCTCCAAGATTTTGTCCACCAGGCAATGTGCTTATTTCGGTTCCCCGACCACCTTCTCTTCTTGGCAACCAAAAATCTTCCATCATACTCATAAATTTACGGTCATCACGAACTTCACCAGTTTGTGCGTTGTAAACTAACTTATTACGATAGCGAGACATCACCTCTTTTAAGTATTGTTCTGCCTTTACTTTTGGTAGATTACCAACATCAATATAAAATATTCTTCTTTCTGGTGCTCTTGATAAACGATAGATAACCAAACTATCTTCAATCATTCTTAATTGATTAAGTGCTTTGATCGCTTTATGCATGTATGATAATACTGTCCCTTTGTTACGATCAACTAATCCAGAACTACAGTAAACAACTGAATCTTTTGCAATTTTTACTGATCCTCTTTTAGCACCAGATCCAGCAACCATACCAGAATTGTAATTTGGTTTTGCTGTATATAAAAAGTATTCTTCTATATCTGGTTCGTTAACACCTTCTGCTCCACCTTTAGCACCCACTTGTATTTTTGTTCTAGGATCCTCTTTTTTCTGTTGACGGACAAACTTCATCTTCATGGGATCAATATATCTTAGATCCTGAATTCCCTCCATTGGATTTTTAACATCAATAACCTTCAGATAATATAATCTACCATCTACATACCAGTTACGAAATATCTCATGTGCTTTGCGATCAAAATCTAATATTTCTTTTATATTTCTAAATTCTTGTCTTATTGCCTTTTTTAATGCATCACCAGCGTTTAGATTAGATAATTCTATCTCAACAGGAGAATCATATAAATCACTAACTATAGCTTCATTAACGACATCCTCAATAGCACCATCACACTCTGGGTGAAGTGCCATCTCTCTATATCTACGAATTAGATCATGTTCAGTTCTGTAAACACCTTCAATATCCAGATATGAACCATAAAATCCACTGGAAATATAATTATCAACCCCGTCCTGATTTGACTTCGGGACAGGGGATATTACTGACGGTGATTTACTTTTACCATCATCAATAGAAAAACCAAACAGTTTAGCCATAGTATAATATTTTTACTTCTATTATAGCACTATTTAGGAGATTAGTTAATGTCTTCTCCACCAGCGTTAGCACCGTTACCTTTAATTGCTTCCCAGTAAAGAACTTGAAGTTCGACCTGAAACTCCTGAATCCCTTGAGCATCATAAGATAATTCAATAGGTGCAACCTGTGTTGGGAATACATCATAGAAATGATACTTTCTTAATGTCTCTCCGCTACGATCAAGTTGGAATACAAATGCATCTGCCTGATAATCTGCTGGATTAGTTGTACCAGTATTATCAGACACTCTGTTAATTGTATTCATCCACTTCTCAAAAGCAGATCTGATTGCAAAGTCAGTATCGTTAATAATTGTGATTGTCCAAGTATCAAATGTGCGATCACCAGCAATTTTTAAAATCCTTCCTCTGAATGGTACTTCAATCGGAGCAACGTTAGATGCAGGTAAGTTTGCTGCTTTGACTAAGAATCTTGCCTTATTCAAAATATCGTTCAAACCCTCTACATTAACTGCAGTTGGAAATGCTAGTTCACATTCAAAGAGATTTGAACGTGCACCACCACCACTTAGTTTACTCTTGAAATCAGTAATCTTTCTTAATGGAGGTGGATTGAGTTGGTTTCTTGTAGCCATGAGTTGTTACTTCCTTAAGTTAATTAAATGTTACCGATTACTTCCTCAAAGGATACGCCAGTTCTTGTAGCAACAAAGGTTAGACCGATGAAGTTAATTGAACGTGCGGGTTTAATGAAGATATCTGCGACAAACTCATTATTGTCTATTACAGATGCGGTGTTGTTAGTTTCGTCACATATGACGACATAATCAAATATTCCTCGTTTTGCTTGAGTATCACGAAGGAATGGTTCAACAATATTTACAAAGTTTGTTCTTGTAATCTCATCATTGAACTCGAATAATTGATCTCTAGCAGCAGCAGAGATTGCATCCTCAAGATAGATGAACAAACGACGAACGTTGATTCTATCAAATGCGGATGATTTTCCAAATCCAGTCTTATCACCGAATAGGATGATACCATCACCTGGTTGGAAGATAACTGGATTAATTCTATTTGAATAAAGCACATCTCTTTGAGATTTGCTAGGATTGTATGCTAGTTTAACTGCATTAAGGATTGCACCTCTTGAGTTTCCTGCTGGTGAGAACCAAGGGAATTGTGTTAGATCATTTCTAGCACAAGTTCCTGCGATGTCTCCATTAAGAGGAACATAACGGAATGTATCACTAAATCTATCGTACATATATTTGTACCCACTATCAAACACTCCAAAAGTTGTGGATGTGATAGGTGCGTAGAAATTAACCACCTCATT